GGGGGTAAGTATAGTGTCGGCATCCGTAACAACAGGTAATTTAATTATTACTTTAAGCGATGCAAGTATAGTAAATGCTGGGTCAATTGCTACCGGAACACAAGGTGCTACTGGTCTTACAGGTAACGTAGGATTAACCGGCCCAACCGGCGCTACTGGGTTTACAGGAAACGTCGGAGCTACGGGTGCTACAGGATTAACCGGTAACGTAGGATTAACCGGCCCAACCGGAGCTGCAGGAGTAAGTATAGTATCCGCAAACGTAGCAACAGGCAATTTAATTATTACTTTAAGTAATTCAAACGTAATTAATGCAGGATCAATTGCTGCGGGCACTCAGGGAGCTACGGGTGCTACAGGATTAACCGGAAACGTCGGTGCTACAGGTGCTACAGGATTAACCGGAAACGTCGGCGCTACAGGTGCTACAGGATTAACCGGAAACGTCGGCGCTACAGGTGCTACAGGATTAACCGGAAACGTCGGTGCTACAGGTGCTACAGGATTAACCGGAAACGTCGGTGCTACCGGACCTATTGGATTAACTGGTAACATAGGTTTAACAGGCGCAACAGGATTAACCGGTAACGTAGGCGCTACTGGCGCAACAGGATTAACAGGTGCAACAGGATTAACTGGCAACATAGGCGCTACTGGCGCAACAGGATTAACCGGTAACGTCGGATTAACAGGTGCAACAGGATTAACTGGCAACATAGGCGCTACTGGCGCAACAGGATTAACCGGAAACGTCGGTGCCACCGGACCTATTGGATTAACTGGTAACATAGGTTTAACAGGTGCAACAGGATTAACCGGTAACGTAGGCGCTACAGGTCCTGCTGGATCCTCAGCCACCGCAAATGTTTCTGTATTTTACCTAACCAGTAATTTAGCGTCTATATCTCGTCAAGTGTTTGGCCCCAGTAGTAATATCTTTTTAAATGCGGGAAGATATGAACTAGAAGTTTTTATGGTTTTTAAGAAATTAGTAAATGATGGTTGGCTTCAATTTGTATTAATGAATGATAACAATGTAGAAACAATATATCAACAAATAGGAACAATACATGATACCAATACAGATTCGGGTGGTCGAAGCAATGGCATAGCTGTGTCCTGGCCACAAACAAACGTTTTAACTGCATCAGGCTCTGCAACTTATACAGCTACGCTTAAAGCTTTAATGTTGACAAATGCCGCCGGCAACGTTAGGTTTGAGGGGTTCGTTCAGGGAGGTTCTCCGAATGGAGGTATAGATATACAGTCTGGAAGTTATTTAAAATATACTCAATTGCCAGATAACACCACAGGCAATTGGAGAGTGTAAATGGCATCTACAAAAAATTTAGTAATAGATAAAGGCGCAACATTTTCCGAGTATATTAATTATTTGGATAATGATAAACTACCAATATCTTTAGTAGGTTATACTGTAGCTAGTCAAATGCGTAGATCATTTTATAGTGCTAATGCTATTACATTTTCTGCTACTATAGTAGATGCTGCTAACGGCAACGTACAAATATCTTTGACTGCCGCTGAAACTGCAAATATAAAAGATGGTAGATATGTTTATGATATAGAAGCTACAAATAATACTACAGTAAAAAGAATAATAGAAGGTTTAATAACAGTATATCCTGGAGTAACAAATGTCTAAGGTATCAAATAGAGAACAACTAAGAGATTACTGCCTAAGAAGATTAGGACATCCTGTTATTGAAATTAATTTGGATGACGATCAAATTGAAGATCGTATCGATGATGCTTTTCAATTTTACAGAGAATATCATTATGATGCTGTAGAATTAATATACCTGAAGCACGAAATTACAACTGAAAACTTAGCTAATGGTTATATAGAACTAAACGATAATATTGTCGGGGTAAACAACATCTTTCCGTTTACGAATAAAACAACAGGAAACAATTTATTTAGTTTACAATATCAAATATTGATTAATGATCTTTATAGTTTAATGTCTACAGATTTGATTTACTTTTATCAAGTTAAAAGACATATTGAACTACTAAGTCAAATTTTATCGGGAACTAAACCAATAAGATTTAATCGCCATATGAATAGATTATTTGTAGATATGAGTTGGGATGATAATCTAGATGTCGGAGATTATATAATAGTTGAAGCTTATAGAATTTTAGATCCCGAAACGTATCGAGATGTGTACGACGATAGATTCTTAAAAATGTATACTACCGCTTTGTTGAAAAGACAATGGGGAGAGAATTTGAAGAAGTTCTCCGGAGTAGAACTACCCGGGGGAGTAACAATTAATGCAGATAAAATATACGACGAAGCTTTGGGTGAACTAAAACAGATTGAAGATGAAATGCAATCTAGCTTCGAATTACCTGTGAACTTTTATACAGGGTAATTATTAACAGGGTACATAGTAATTCTAACACCTGGTCAACAGAAAGTCAATACTTTTTATGCCAACGATTAATCCATATTTTCAATCCGGTAAGAGCATAGGCAGAGCTTCTGAACAGAATCTCTACGAAGATCTTATTATTGAATCTATGAGAATTTATGGTTTCGAGGTCTATTATCTGCCTAGAAAGCCTTCAGATTATGATGATATTTTAACTGAGGATCCTGGAAATTATTATGAGAATGCGTATCCCATTGAAATGTATATGGAAAATATAAATGGGTTTCAAGGAGACGGCGAACTATTAACTAAATTTGGTTTGGAAATACGAGATTCGGCAAACTTTATCGTCGCAAGAAGACGTTGGAGAGATATAATAGGCAAGACAGGCAATTCGGTTTTACCTGAAAGACCTGCTGAAGGTGACGTAATATACTTTCCCTTAACCAAAGGTCTTTTTGAGATTAGAAAAGTAGAAGGGCATGAACCATTTTATCAGGTTGGAAAACTATATACCTATAAATTATATTGTGAATTGATGCAGTTTTCTAATGAACGTTTTAATACTGGTGTGGCGGAAATTGACGACATCACTGCAGGGTTTGATTTAAGTATAGGTAATTTTGAAATAGTTCAGGAAAACGGAGAAAGTTTATTGAGCGAATCTAAAGAATTGACTCCTATTATTCAAGAAGGTTACACTTCAAACAAACCGTTGGTTCTTGCCGACAATGAAAAATTTGATAGAGAAAAGGATTCTGTTTTAGATTTTTCTGAACGCAATCCGTTTGGAGAAGTTTAATGTTAGATCAAAGATTCTATTGGGGTACTGTAAGAAAAGCTATTGTAGCTTTTGGTAATATGTTTAATAATATTACCATAGAAAAAAAGGGACCTAACAATACTACCTATATTCAAAGAGTACCTCTTTCTTATTCGCCTAAACAAAAGTTTTTGGCAAAAATTAATCAACAACCGGATGTTGATAAAAACAGCGTTCAGGTAATATTGCCTAGAATTGGTTTTGAAATGGTTTCTATTGACTATGATCCTAATCGTAAAGTTAGTCCGATTCAACAAACAAGATCATTGGATGGAGTAACAACTGCAGCAAGCCAATATGCCCCGACTCCCTATAATCTAACGGTATTGCTCTATATATATTCTAAAACACAAGATGAGGGGTTACAGATTGTAGAACAGATATTACCATATTTTAATCCCGATTATAATCTAAATTTTAAGGCTATACCTGAGTTAGGTATACAAAATGATTTACCTGTACTGTTAAATACTATAGGGTTTCAAGATGATTATGAAGGAGACCTTACTACTAGAAGATCTATAACTTGGACATTAGGATTTACATTGAAACTTAATTTCTATGGCCCAGTAAGTAGAACAGGAATTATTAGAAAAGTTATTGCTAATACTTTTGATAATAATGAGTTAACTTCACAAAGACAAAAAATAACGGTTGAAACAAATCCAAACACAGCAAACGTAACTGATGATTATAGTTATTTAGAAGTTTTTGAAGATTTTTAAAAAATGAAAAACCTGCAAAAATTAGATGCATTGTTCAACATTGATCCGATGCCTGACAGTAGTTCTTCGGAATTAATTGTTCCTGAAAATTTAAATTCTAACAAAGAAATAGATCAGGAAGAAGACTATAAACTAGCAAGGCAAACCTTAAGAAGATTAATTATTAAAGGTGAGGATACTTTAGAAAATTTAATAGAGTTGTCTAAAAACTCTGAGACTCCACGGCACTATGAAGTAGCAGGACAATTTATTAAAACTTTATCTGACGTATCTAAAGATTTATTAAATCTTCAAAAGCAAGTAAAAGATTTAGAAGAAGATTCTGGCGGAACCAATCATATTAACACGCAAAATAATGTGGTGTTTGCAGGTTCAACCAACGATCTTATGAAACTACTTGGTAAAGACAATGGCGAAAAAACAATCGACCAATAAGAAAATCTCTTATAATGGAAACCCCAATTTAAAACAAATTGGGACAGTAGTTTCTTATACTTCGGACCAAGTAAGAGAAATTATGAAATGTATAAGTGACCCGATTTATTTTATTGAAACCTATTGTAAAATAGTTTCGTTGGATAAGGGGTTAATCCCCTTTAAACTTTACGATTGCCAAAAGAGAAAAGTAGATTTAATATTAAACAATCGTAGAGTTATTCTGATGGAAGGTAGACAGCAGGGAAAGACAATTACTTCTGCCGCCTGTATTCTTTGGTACACTTTATTTCAGCCAAATAAAACTGTAGCAATATTAGCAAACAAATCTGCCGCAGCTAGAGAAGTTTTATATCGTTATGAGTTGATGT